GTTAAGAGTTGATGATCAATGGTCTGCAGTTAGAGTTCCAATGGATAATCCAAACTCTGATAGACCAGAACTTTCTAATACTGTTCTTGGTGGTTATATTTTTACTACTGGAAACATTGTTAAGGAAGTTCCTTATGATGAAGAAATTAGTTTTATGGGTGAAGAAATTTGTTTTGCAATGAGAGCGTGGACAAGAGGGTGGGATATATATTCTCCTTCAATACCTATTGTTTATCATTTTTATAGAAGGCCAGGATATCCCAAAGTGTGGTCTGACGATGTAGTTAGAGAACAAAATTGGGATCAACTTCAAGAAATATCAAAAGAAAAACAAAGAAAAGTTTTATGTGGTATTGAAGAAGGAATAATGGGTCCAGGATCAATTAGGACTATTAAAGATTATGAAGAACTGATAGGTTATAATTTTCAAAAGGTATATGAAAGATTGACAAAAAAATGATAGACATGTATAATAGATATATAGAGATAGGGTAAAAATGTTAATAGCATTAATCATTACATCATTGCTTGCTTTGTTCTTTTTTATAAAAGGTCTACGACTTGCTATTAAATTAAATGAACTAAGAAACTTTGTTATTGTACAAGAAGCAAAAATAAATGCTAACTCTGATCCAGTTAAAGAAGATTTTTTAAGGTTTATATCTGAATCTCGTGAATGGGCTTTTGAATATATAGAAGAAGTTCAAAAAGCAATAAACGATTTTAAAATAAATGTTGAATCACATATTAATTTTTTTGATAGATTTGGTGACGTACTTTCTAATCAAAGACCAGACTATGAAGCACTGAAAACAATTTCTACCGCTTATAAAGAACTTATAGCAGTGCTTCCAGGAGAAGATAATGCTACAACTAAAAACTAGAAAAGAATTGACTTATGCTGCATATATGGTATGCTTAATAAGTAAATGTAAAGAAGAAGCAACAAAAATTTGGGCAACTGAGTCCAATATAATTGATGTTTGTAGTGAACATTACAGGCAACTAGATTCGGAGAAATTTACAACATGAAAGATATTTTTTTATCAACACTGACAGGTTTTGGATGCGGAATCGTGTTTGCTGCATTCAAATTACCAGTACCAGCACCACCAGTTTTTGCGGGAGTCGCAGGAATTATTGGTTTATGGATTGGTTTCACAATACTAACACGAGTTATATCCTAGGAGGAAATAATGAATAAAGCACAACTACAGGCACTACTAGCATCATACGGACGATCAGTTCTTGGTGCAGGTCTTGCACTATACATGTCTGGGGTCACAGATCCTAAGACACTTGCATACTCTCTAATTGCTGCCCTTGCACCCGTTGCATTAAGAGCAATTAATCCAAACGATACAGCATTTGGTCGTTTGCCAGAAGCATCAGCAGTTGAATCAGCAGTAAAGAATGTAAAAGTAAAAAAGGCTCCTGCAAGAAAAGCAGCAGCAAAGAAGTAATTTAATTACTTATAAGATAGCCAGTCCATAACGGGCTGGCTTTTCTTATTTGTTTATAATGTTTTCGTAACGCTCTTTAAGATTTTTAGGATCAAAGTGAAACAACCCTAATCTAAAGGCTTCATTTTTTACTATTTCTTGATTATCATTATTGGCATAGTTATCAACTAATTTAGCCAATTTCATAATGTCAGGCTCATAAACATCAACAATAACTCTGGCTTTAAACTCGCCTATCTTGTTAGCAGGCACAAGCCATTCCTCTGGAAGCACGGTATTGTTGGGAGAAATATCAGTCATAAACACAGGAAGTCCACTCATAAGAGCCTCATTCATAGGCAAACAAAGGCCTCCATAGCGTCTAGGAAGGATTAGAGCATCAAACCCATCATATAGATCCTCTTGATTCTCTAAGTCCCTGCAATCAATTGTGATGCGTGAATCTTGTATTGCAAGATCTAATGGCTCTTGTGTTCTTATTACCAATTCGTAATCAGCCTTAGAATACCGCAACATTTCTATTATGCTTTCAGTGCCATTTCTATCTTTAGTTGCTGCTGTACCCAAAATGTGTAAAAATTTTTTATGTTTTTTAGATAAATTATTTTTTCTAGCATTTTTAAAATTATCTGGATTTGTTGGTGGAGGAAGATGTGTTAGATTAGTTTGATGACCAAACACTCTTGCAACTTCATCAAAACCCCAAAGACTAGGACTAATTAAATGAGAGGCTACTGGCTTATACTGATCCATCATGTTTTCAAAAAATTCATAGTTATACTGTTGAAGAGTTTTAACTCCATATCTTCCAGCCAACGCAACGAAGTCTTTGTGATAAAAAGTCTCACATGTTAAGACAGCATCTAGCCCTTCAAGAAATCTTTTGCATGAGTTTATATCTGGATAACCATATTGATCTTGTATATTATAACCCTGATACCATTCTGGATGCTGTTTTTTCTTTTTAAACTCTGAAAAATCAATTAGCATTACTTTTTCTGGATTAAGCATGTTAACAAGTTCTCTTGTTTGATTGCCTAATCCGCTATTGTCTGATCTTGCTATAATTCCTAATCTCATTCTGTATAGCCCCATGTTTCATCATCTACAGTAAATTTTCTTGTTCCTGCTCTTCCATCTAAATGAAGTGATCTTTTTATACTTCCTTCTGGATGATAAATATGTAGTTTATGGGTATCCCATCCCATTTTAGAAAATTTATCATATGGAAGTATGTGGTCTTGTACTAATCCATGGAATGTGTCTTCAATAAACTCTTTGTCTCGCATTACAGGTAAAATAATATCCCTGTAATAATCAACGGTTGTTAGGTGAGGTCGTTGGCTCCATTGCGCTGTTTCTAAAAAGTCACCATTTAGTTTAAACATTAAATGTTTATGTGGTTCAGGAACGGATGCTTCAAAATGAAATCTAATTGTTTTTCCTTGTCCAGTTTCAATAAAATTAATACACTTATCCCAATCAATTGGTTCATCTGTTACAAGTGGTGTGTCTCCTTCAACATAAAGCATAAGTGGTGTTTTAATCATATTTATTGTTTTTGCCATCATTGTAGTTTGATGAGAGAAACGATCAAAGATTATAGGAAGAAGGTTTGTATCTTCATGCAATGCTTTCCAAAGTACTCTGTTTTTATATTCATCATAGTCATGTTTTCTATTTCGTCTTTCATCCCTAAGTCCATCAATCTGAATGATGATTTCGTTGGTAGGGAAGTGATGTCTGATAGATCTAATAGTTTCATCAACAATGTGTGTGCTAGGATGACTAGGAATAACAGAAGTTACTACAATAATTGTGACATCATCTTTATTCATTTACTTGCCTCATAATCTCTATAGAGAAATCTCTTTTATATTTAATCCACCAAGATACAACTCTGTGCATGTTATTAGGATAACCATTAAGTAAGTTAGGAATCATATCTTTTAGATTATGCCAATTATTTATTTTTGTTATTGGAATGTCTTTTGCTCCAACATATGCAAAGAAATCTTTTTCAATACCATTTGAGTCTACTAAATCTCCTATTGGCAGGCATAACATTTCTATTGATTCAAAGAATCTAAATGTATCAACGACCTTCGCTCCTGCAGGACATGGGGCTATCTTAGACTTTGACATAGCGGCATAGTAGTCTTTGGGCGTGTCTCCTTGTGCAAAGCCTGGAGTGGGCTTGTATAGGCTATTTGGAAGGCCTAACATGGCTTCTCCCAATTGTTTTCTACGCTGGTGAGTTATTTGACCACTAAAGTAAACATCATATTCTTTAATAGGATAGTCAGGCAAATTATCTTTAATATGCTGAGGAGCACCAATAAAAACTTTGTTATATTTTTCATGTTTTTGGTGAGGGTATTGAACCCATATCTCAATATTAGGATGAGATATCTTGTCTACATTAAAGTTAGCACCTTCGTCACCAGTAATAAATAAAACTACCCTTCTTAAATTTTGCAACTGCTCAGATATTTTATCTTCTTTTTTAGCATTTCCCTGACCAGGAATAACAACAAAAGCACGTTCTTCATTTGGTATTTGTTTTACAGTTATTTGCTCAATATGATTTTTATCAAAAGTTTGTTTTAATAGACCGTAATCCCATTTACCATCAGCAGAATCAAGTGGATCAATAGAATATAGATAGGCTTTAATTTGTTTCATAGAATAAATGCACCTCATGCTGATAGTCTAAAATTATTTCAGTATATCCTAATCCCTTGATCCATTGTCTAAGATTATATAAAGATTCATCCCATTGCTGTAACATAAACTCAGGGTGTCCAGATAGCCAGATCTTTGGTTTGTACTCTCTAAGCACCTTCTCTGCACCTCCTAGCACCCTCCATTCACTACCCTCTACGTCCAATGAAATAGCGGTAGGTGGCTTAATTCCATGATCATATACACAAGAATCTATAGTAATTTGCCCATAGGTATCTCCTTCAAGATACAATTCTTTAAACCCATGTGCTGCTTCAATAACATCGTTAACCTCTGGGGGCCATTCATTATAATAAATTCTTGCAAGATCATTTATTTTATCAGAAGCAAATCCAGGAATACATACCATAGGAATTTCTAAATTATTTGCAGTCCATGTTGCAGGAAAGTGAGACCAAACTTTAGGGTTTGGCTCAAATAAAACTACTTCTGCTCCCCACATTTGACATAATGCTGGAAACTCTCCTTCTTCTGCACCAACATAATAAACAATATCTCCAGCACTAATGTTCTCAGACATATGTTTTAGTCTTGGTTTTTCCCACCCATGCGGTTTATACCAGTCTGGTCTATCTGCACGATGCTTAGGTAAGATCATTTCAAACTCTCCGTTTAAAACTGCTTTAACCATTTCTGTCATTTTTTTAGCCATTCCATTAGCGGTACCTTTGGCACCCATCCAGTTAAATCTTTAAACTTTTGATTTGATGCAAGAGTTTCTTGCACTTCCCCAATTCTTGACGGGATAAACTTAATATCATTTGAAATCATATTAGCAATATCAATTATAGAGTAGTTACTTCCATACCCAATGTTATATACCTCACCAAAGCCATGACTTGCTTCAGATGCAAGGATGTTTGCTTGAACTATATCTGAGATATGCGTAAAATCTCTACGTTGAGATCCATCACCAACTACAGTTAGTGGCTTTCCTTCGTGGTATTGTTTTAAAAATAAGCCTATTACTGGCGCATACTGACCTTTAAGTGGCTGCCTATCTCCATAAACATTAAAATATCTAAGGGATATGGTCTTTAATCCATAAAGGTTGTAATAA